ACAGCCACACTGTGTCTATCAACAATACTGGCGGCGGCGGCTCTCACGAGAACAGGCCCCCGTACTACGCCCTAGCCTATATCATGAAAGCTTAATTTATGGCTGAGATGCATGAAAAGCGCATGGAGATATGCAGATCGTGTGAGCATTTTAGGCCAGTGCTAAAGAACAAGGTCGACGTGTGTAGCGTTTGTTTGTGCGTGATGCAGGCAAAAACGCGGTTCCGGTCTGCCGAATGCCCAGAAGGTCACTGGGGAAAAGAATAGGAGGCGAAAGCCCATGCCACTACTTCCCTTAAAATTGCCATCGGGTTTCTATCGTAACGGCACGGACTACGAGCAGAGCAACCGATGGCGCGATGGTAGCCTTGTGCGCTGGCGTGACGGCTCCCTGCGCCCTGTGGGTGGCTGGCGTGATCGCAAGATTGGCCAGACGGAGTACGGCCCTCAAATTGTAGCCAACGATCACTTTATATCTAAGGCGGTGTGGGACACGCAGGCTGGGTGGTCCATCGCAAGCGACCAGTGCAGCTACGACCAGCTAGTCAACACGTTTGATGCGGGTGACAGCGCGTCTGTAGATTACACCACAGACACCATCACTATCATTGGCCACAATTTCGACAATGGCGACGCTGTAGAGTACGGCGTCCCAGCGCTGCCCGCTTACGCAATAGGCGGCCTAACTGATGGCGTTACTTACTACGTTGTCAATAAGACCATTGATACGTTCCAACTGGCGGCAACGTCCGGCGGCACCGCTATCACGCTGACAGCCCCTCTGAGCTTAACCTTTGACGCAGATGACTTGTCTGTCTTGGATTTGGTCAATGACCAGATCATAGCGGCAAACACGTTCGCTGACGGCGATCAAGTGACCTACACAGCCGGTGCGGGCGGTCAGGATATTGGCGGCCTAACCAACAACTCACAATATTTCATCGTATCTTCTACCGCCACTGAGTTCAGCCTGTCGGCGACTTCTGGCGGCGCGGCTATAGACCTAACTGCATCGGTAAATGTGACGTTTGATGGCGACGATGCGACCGTGGTTGATATAGTAAACGATAAGATTGTAACGGCTAACACATTTACAGATGGCGATGAGCTTATCTACACAGCGGGTACTGGGGTGCAGATTGACGGGCTGACAGACGGCGCAACGTATTTTGCCCTGAATGCCAGCGCCTCAGAGTTCCAGTTGGCAGCGACTTCTGGCGGCACTGCCATCGCATTTTCCGCAAACTACGAGCTAACCATAGACGCTACGGACGTGGCGGTCGCAGACATCGCAAACGATAAGTTTGTCGTCGCCAATACGTTCACCAGCGGCGATAAGATCACCTACAGCGCCGGAGGCGGTACCGCGATTGCTGGCCTAACTGATGGCGGTGAATACTTTGTTATCAACGCTTCGCCGACACAATTTCAGCTTGCCACTACGCGATTAGGTACAGCTATCGACATGACTGCCCAAGGCGTAGGCGCCGCGCATTCCATCCGCCTAGATATTGGCTCTGACCACAACGTCCGATCAAGTATTGGCGGGACACACAATCTGGAGCGCGACATCCAAGTTGGCCACACGATGACTTGCACAAGCGCAAAGCCATTAGTGCAAACAATACCTCTCTCGGAGATCGTTGCAGATCACAAGTACCACCTTGAGGTGGACATCGACAGCAATGTCGGCGGTGGTTTCTATATAAAAAGCAATTACTTCAATGACTTATTCGTTGAGGGGAATAACGCTGCCACGCAGTATGTGAACTTCCGCACGCCGACCACGGTTACAGACTTGGTTCTGGAGATAGAGCCAGCAAATGTAGGTTGCGACATTACGCTGAACAGCGTCCGCGCCCGCAAGGTAAACGCGCCACGAGCGATTCACACTTGGGAGAGCTTGGACAATTCTGCTTGGATTACTACGGGCAGTTACTCGAACCTATATGCACTCACTGCTGGCAATGTGAATTACGACATTACGCCATATGGTTTGACTGAGGGATTAGAGGACGCGGAGTTGGGGTCGGGCTACGGGTCTGGCTTCTATGGTCTTGGCGGTTACGGGCAGCCTAGACAAAACCTTGGCGTTTATTCAGAGGCTACCACTTGGTCGCTGGATAATTTTGGCGAGGTGCTGGTCGCATGCTCATACGACGACGGTAAGCTGTACGATTGGGCGTTAGACGTAGTAGATGGCTCCGATATTATTACGAACGGCACTTTCGCCACTGACAGTGATTGGACTAAGGCGGCAAACTGGTCGATCTCAGGCGGCGCTGCGCAGCATACGAAAGACCAAGGTGATGGCACAATCAGTCAAAACGTAACGACCGACGACGAGAGCGTTTACCAGTTAGACCTTCGCCTACTGCCTGATGACGTAGAGACAGACCCACGCGCCACGGTCAAGATAACTGGCGTAAACACATCGACTGTACTTCTGGACGACACTATCGGCGTAGGAGATCACAGCTTCCGCGTCGATATTGACGACACGTCTGTCACAGTATCCGTAGAGCCTGTCGCCACCAGTACCGATACATTCACTGTCGATAATTTGGTGATGAAGAAAAAGCCAGTGGCACAAGTGATAGCCAACGCGCCTGTTGATAACCTTGGACTAGTGGTCACCGGAGAGCGCTTTCTCGTGTGTTTGGGTGCATCGGGCAATCCTCGAAAGGTGCAGTGGGCAGACAGAGAGTCGCGGACGGATTGGACGCCATCATCGACAAACGAGGCTGGCGACATAGAGTTGCAGACAACTGGTCAGATCATGCAGGCGATCAGGACGCGGGGCGCTACGCTAATCATCACCGATGTAGACGCACACAGCATGAGATACTTGGGGCCACCCTACGTGTTCGGATTTGACCGCGTTGGCACAAGCTGCGGAACTATTTCCCGTAAGGCCGCAGTTGACGTTGATCTCGGCGTTTTCTGGATGGGTCAGGGTGGCTTCTACAAGTTTGACTCGAACTCAGTCTCAGAAATTCCGTGCGAAGTTAGGGACTATGTCTTTGATGACTTCAACACAGGTCAGCAGTCAAAAATCTTCGCTTATGCTAACTCAGAATTTTCAGAGGTATGGTGGTATTATCCGTCAAGCGGGAGCGAAGAAATCGACCGCTATGTGGCATATAACTACAGAGAAAACTTCTGGATGATCGGGGAAATGGAACGTACTTGCGGTGCGTCTCGCGGCGTGTTCCGCTACCCAATCCTCGGTGACACCTTCGGGACGCTGCACGACCATGAGGTCGGCGTGAATAAGGATGGCGCGTATGTATATGCTGAGACAGGTCCAATATCCCTCGGCAATGGTGACCAGACGGCTCAAGTGATGCAAATTATCCCAGATGAAGCCACTCAGGGCCAAACTGCAATGTTTTTCAAAACGCGATACCACCCCAACGATGTCGAGCGTGAGTATGGACCGTTCACGCCAAGCAATCCGACGTCAGCGCGCTTCCAAGGCCGTCAGATACGCATGAAGATTGTTGAAGACCAGCTAACGCCTTGGCGCGTTGGCATCATGCGGCTTGACGTTGTTCCTAGAGGGCGTCGCTAAATGCCTGTAACACCACCAGTCATCGGGCCAGACCTCACGCAGTGGGGACGTCAGCTCAATCAATTCTTAGCTCGCAACATTGGTCGGATAATCACCAAGTCGAGCGGTGATAACCCGTCAGAAAACGGGATTTTGCTTTGGGATGAGGATAGTGGCTATCCAGTAGTCTCGAAGGGCGGTGAGTTCCGCCAACTGGTGATCGCAGATGGTTATGCGTTCTTAACTCAAGACGATGACATCACCGTGACGGCAGTCGATACGGCAGAGGCCATCACGTTTGATGCGCCCACAATGTCATCTGGTATTACGCAAGGCACACCGGCAAGCCGCATTACCTTTTCTGAGGGTGGCATTTACCTTCTGGCGTTTTCGGCGCAGATCACTTCTACATCATCCAGCACGGTTGCCTTCCGCTTCTGGCCGCGCATAAATGGCACTGACGTAAGTAGCAGCAGCGTCGTCGCATCCCTGCATCAAAACGCGGCTACAATGGCCGTATCCCGAACTGCGGTCTTCGACGTGAGTGATGGAGATTACCTTGAGGTGATGTGGGCCTCAGACCGCACTTCTGGCTACCTGCACGCCACGGCTGCGACTTCATATGCACCCGCAGCGCCGTCAACGTCTTTGTCGATAACACGTATTAGGGCGTAGGGCTGTTAATATGACTCAAAAAAACGTAATACAGATGAACGCGCCAGTAAGGTTAGTGCCAATCTTGCCGCAGCAACTTGATGAGGTTATCGACATTGCGGTTGAGATGTTGAAGCCCGCAGTGGCGCGTCAACCGAAGTCCCTCCATGTAGATCACATTGTTGATGAGCTCGAGGACGGGTCATCCCTGCTTTGGATGGTTTACATGGG